CGAATCGGAAAGCATACACTAATGTTGAATGACTCTGGAGTTCCGGATACAGACAAGGCATACATAGCCGGTCTGTTCGACGGAGAGGGTTCGATACATTTCAAACGTGGCATCGAGAAGAAGAAAAGGCACAAGGGCAAACCAGGATACAGATTATCAAACTCCATGCGTATCAGTATGGAGATAACCATGACGGATAAGTCTGTGTTGATGTGGGTTCACGAGGTGTTGGGTGTCGGGACACTACGAAAAAAACCTAGAAAAGGTTTACGTAAGGATGGCACAAAATACTTGATGCAATACAAATGGCGTTGCACATTTCGTGACGCGTACTACGTGTGTTGCCTCATCTGGCCCTGGTCACACACCAAGTTGGAGAAGGTACAACAGATCATACAACACTATTCTGATTACAAACTGATGAATGGTAAGGTTGTCGATCTAAACGAATATAGAAAGGCGATGAGTCTGGAATGATAGGTTTATTTTTTATAGGTATGGGAGCAACACTTATCGGTGCGTTAATCGTCTGGTGGGTTATTAATAATATTGTATTAAAAAAGGAGAAATAAATATGAGTTCACAATACGAAGAATGGTTTTTTATAAAAGAAAATAAACTTTACCATCATGGTGAAAATGATGGTTTTGCCTTTATGAGAAAGGGTGCCGAGGCAATAGACACCTACATTGGTCCTGTGGAGAGTATTAAATTACTTTTGAGAAGTCTAAATAAAAGTAGTGTATCTAAAGATTTAGAGAAGACTTTAGAAAAATATGATGAAGAAAAGCGATAGATACAGCTACGTCAAAGGCACACAGATCATGGACCATGGATCACGGATCTATGATGTAAATGGTTATAGACTTCCGAGTGTAACTACTATATTAGGGCGCACCAAAGATCAAAAATTTCTAAAAGATTGGAAGGCCAAAGTTGGAGAACAAGAAGCAGAACGAAACACCATATCACGGGAGTGGGCTACGATGATCTTACAGCACTCGGACAGGAGGCGAAAGCCATGGCCGGTAAAGTTATTGAGATCGGTCTCGCACCTGTTGAAGAATACTTTGGGTCGGAAGTTACGTTATACTATCCGGGCCTATACGCAGGCTCTACAGACCTTGTCTGTCTACATAATGGTCGTGAGACTGTTGTTGACTTCAAGCAGGCCAATCGTCCGAAAAAGAAAGAATGGATCGAAGATTATTATCTGCAGATCGCAGCATACGCCATGGCACATGACTACGTTCACGAGTCAAAGATCGAGCAGGGAGTTATCATGGTATGCACGCCTGACCTATATTATCAGGAATTCAAAGTCGAAGGACCTGAATTAAGGCGCTATAAACATGAGTTTTTGAAAAGATTGGACAACTATCATGACCTAATTTTTGATGAGAAGGAACGTACAACACCCATGAAAGCAGAGGATTTTACCAATGAATAAATTTGAGAAAGAACAGAAAGAATTAGACGCCAGCTACAAACAATCACTAAAGAACAAGGCAGAGAGAAACAGGATGAATATCATATTAGATAATCATTCTTATTGGTTAGATGACAATATATCAAAGGTAGAAGGTAATAGATGTAGAAAACAAGCAATCAAATGTATTGAAAAAGATCTAAGACAGAAAGGAGTTAGAAAGAATGAGAGACGATCTAATGGTACAACAGCAAGTTAAGAATGTGTGGCAGCACATGGTGGGTGTGATCTGTTTAAATCAAACAGGACGCAAGAAGGTCAAGAAAGTATTACCAGAATTTTTTAAAAAATTTCCAGACGAATTTGAGTTGCTAAAATCAAACAAGGAGACAATAGCAGAGATGCTGAAAGATCTTGGTATGAAGAACGTCAGAGCAAATAGAATATGGAGAATGACAGAGGACTATCTCGAGTGGGACGGCAGAGACGCAACAGAGTTATTTGGTATCGGCAAGTACGGCAGTGATAGCTATAGAATATTCTACAAGAATCAGGTGCCAGAGAATGTGCAGGACAAAGAGTTGAAAAGATATCTGTCAGATCTTGAATGTGGCAAGATTAAGGCAGTAAGAAGGATATTATAAGTGTCGGCAATGGGGTCGCAAGGGGTCGCAAGGTGTCGCAAAGCGACACCTAGATTAGAATGATTCTAAAAAAACTGCGTCATATGTATACAAAAAACATAATTTTGCCACAATGTGCCGACACCTGGGGTCGCAAAACAGGGTCAAAAAATAAGGGTTGCGACACCTCCCGACACCAAAGGTCGGCATTTTTTTTGTGTTATTATTGTTGTGTGTCAACGTTAATAGATCAATTTATAAGTTTTTGCGACACCTGTCGGATAAAATTTGTTAGCGCATGGAAAAAATATAAATTGCCATGTAAAGGTCGCAAGTGTAAAAAGAAATATGCCTAGAAAAAGACGTAAAGCTATCATCACAGAAAAAACTCCTGATATACCTTTTCAAAAAGTCAGAGTGGAGTGGGTCGACTGCGTTAGTGACTCTGGCTGGGCTAACGAAAGAGAGTTTGACAAGATGAAGTTATCATATCCAGTCAACGAGGGTTGGTTGTATTCTAAAGATAAAATATCGATAAAAATTTTTGCATCTTATGATAAAGATGATGATGGAATTACTTTTGGAGATCGGACGATGATTCCTCGGGCTTGGGTAAGGAAGATTCAGAAACTTTAGATGGAGTCACATCAATTATCTGTGAGTAGTCGTCTAAGATTTGTTTCATCTTTGCTTCTAATTCTTGTTCTGACATATCTTCTAATTTACCAGTTTTTATTATTTTTCTGTCTATGTATAATCCTGCTGCCTTTCCACGATTTGCTTCAGCGTTTACAGCAGAAGAGAAAGAACCTTTCTTCAAAGCGGCCTCACGTAGTCTAGCTAGCTCTGCAATGTGTCCTTCGTAAGTGACTTCATGTTTACGTAGTCTTTCTTCTCTCAATTGACCTATGTATTTTACAACCAATGGCGAGTGTTTTGGGTTGGTTAATTCTGACCCTTCTTGTCTTGCTCGTTTGGCACTATACCCAGCAGCGAGTGCCGCCTCTGTTTTAGTCATGGGTCCATCTGGGCCACCAAATACTAAAAACTCGGCGAAGCGTTGTTGCATTTCTGTTAATCTTTTTGGAACTCCCATATTGACTTTTTAAGGTAACTATCCTATAGTGTCAAGAATGAAAGTATATAAAGAGGACAGAGGAGAACATGATCTAGAGCTTCAAATAGAAAGATTAAAATTAAGAGTTAGAGATCTTGAGGAGATAAACGATAAACATAAAAAATTAAATGGAGAGTTAAGAAAGGAATTAAGAGATGTTCGTGAAGCACTTGCAAGAGTATCTGGACCAGTTCACTAATGGTAAGAAAGGCAATGGTGTTTCTAATGCTAGAATATACATGGAGGTTGCAGGTCACCTTGAGGAGATTAAAAGAATTGAGGTGCAAGAGTCAAATATAATTGGACAAAGCGCTATTCGTGTTGTATTCAAACCTACAAAAGAAAAGATAATTATCGCGCCTAACACTCCAAATTAGACACCCTAGTTACCTTGAAACCAGAACGTAAATTTTATGAAAAAATTAAGAAATCTATTCCACAGATTTCGTGGATTAGACTTGAGAATAATAGCTTACTTGGCACTCCTGATCTATTGGCCTATAATACTTCTGGCCACTTTTTCACAGTAGAACTTAAAGTCACAAAGGGTAACAAGGTACGCTTCTCACCTCACCAAATAGCCTTCCATGTGAAGCATCCCAACAACACATTTATCATGCTAGAGCACCTCGGTTCAGGCACCGTGAAACTTTACCGTGGTTCAAGAATCCTGGAGCTTGACGCTTGTGGCTTGGAGCTTGAGGCTTGCTGCTTGGGGCTTGAGGCTTGTGGCTTGATGCTCGACTCGCTTGGGGCTTGAGGCTTGTTGCTTGTGGCTTGCAGCTTGTGGCCCGGACCAGGCGCACGTTCTCCAGTGGACGTCTCCGACTCTCTCAAACTAATGGCCTGATCCGATTTATTACGCTTGCGTAATTCTTTATAATACTTTGGGTGTCTAAACATTAGTGCTTCCCATATGATATATTTTTTATTTCAGGATTCCAGCAGTTTCTGCAGGTGCCGCATTCATTGTTTTGTTTAGGGGCCGGGCAGCTCGCGCCGCTGGTAACCACGGTCGAAGTGTTAGGCCACGAAGCAGGCGCCGGCTGATCTATCATCGGCGCACTAAATCGTATGACTAAATTGTCTGGCTTGTCCTGCAGGTGATCTTTGATCCATGCTTCCCGGGTCGGCATCCAGTGCCGCTTGCTGGGTGTCAACCTGCATACTTCGTAAATCTTTTGAAGGTGTTCTGGGTCCTGTACGTCTCCTGAGTCATGCCAGCGGAAGACTCGCGGCCTCTTGCTGTTGATCAGGTGCGCCATCGCTTCAACCCATTGCGGATCTTTGATGGCTTTCAGTCTTCTGTATTGAGCTTGCTGTACCACCTTGAACACGTAACAACCTTTTAATGCATAACAGTCGTAACATACTGAGCCCGGAACCTTCTGAAGCTTGCCTCCAGTCTTGCACTCTTTGGCAGGTAGACCTATCGACCAGCCAGGCATCTTTGAGGGCTTGCTCAGGCTGCCACCTATAATAAATAATGCTTTTTCTGTTTTCATATATCCTTTATAATCCTATAATTCTTTCTTGTCAAGCTTGAAGCTTGCGGCTTGCCGCTTGTGGCTTGCTGCTTAATGCTTTTGAAAAATTTCTCACAGCTGCGCAGGTAGCTGGCCGGGAGCTCGCGATGGTCCCGTAAAAAATAGTGCGTTAAATCATTGTGTCTAATTCTCTTCATAATATCCTTTCTTGCTCCCGGTACAGGTTAAGATCTTACTCTTTCACCCTCTCGGCGGAAGCTAGACCAGCCAACGCCAGACTGTCTGTGTTCTAGCGGCGGCGGCGCGTTGACTGATCCCAGGTCCATTAGGTCTGATCAGATATTAGTGTAAACAACTAATGGACCAGGGATCAGCACAGATCATACGAAGACGGCAAACCCCTTGCGGTGTGACGTACAACCTGTGGTTGATCGCAGTTTAAATGAGTAATTAAATAAACTATATCCA